CTGTATTACTCCATCCACCTTCTACTAATGCATCGTTTAAGAAGTTTAGTACTAAGTTTTGGAATGGTTGAATTGTCATTGATTGCATAATAGAGAATGCTGTTTTCATCTCTTCTGATTGAGAGGAGAATCCATTATTAGCAGTTCTAATACCAAATAGGAGTGGTGAAGTAATTCTATGAGCAACTAAGATTCTATCCTGTGCGTAATCAGCAACATATTGGAACTTTTCATGTAAGTTCTCAATGTTGATTGTATCAATCGTAGGTTTGTTAGCTACATCATCGTTAAATGAAATCATAAACCTTCCTGCATTACGAGTACCTGTGAACTTTCTCTCAATTAGGTCTTCAATAGTATCTCTCTCTTCAGGAGCTGGGATACCATTGTTCATATTAACCATTACGAGGGGCAAGAATCCATTTTCTATGTTGTTGATATGTAGATTACTCAACTCAGCTTCTACCTCCGAAAATTGAAGGGCTGCTATCCAATCAGGGGTACTATAGTAATACTTACCTGGTGTGTAATTCTTTATGTATAAGATTTCTCTTTTCTCATTAGATGTTCCAAAAGCAGGGATAGTTTTCTTATCTCTTACCTTTCTCATATCATACCAATCAGTACAATAGAAATAATTCTCTATCTTTGCTGTATCATAAATCTTTTCAGCTCTTAAAGTTTGTACGGGTATGTGATAGAACTTTACTATTTTAGTATGCTCATCATTCCAAATTACTTGAAATGCTCCATTACCATAAAGTTTTAGGTCAAAGATTACTCTCTTCAATTCTTCCTGTGGTAATAACTTAGCTAGGTTCTCTGTAAACCCTTCATTCTTTGTATAGATTCCTTTTCCAAAGATTAAATCACTTACACCCTCAACACATGCTGCATTGGTTGTAGAAGTTTGAAATGCCATAGTAACAATTGGAAAGAAATCATCTTGCATTCTTACTCCAAATGGCACCCAATTATATCGGGTCTTTACATCTTCTGTTATTACGGGCACATCCTGTTGTGCTAAGGAAACTACTGAAAAATTTTGAATTTGTTTATTCATATTAGTTCATTATTATGTATTCGTTATCAGTTACGTTACTGATATATTGTTGGTTTTGATTTGTATAAACTGTCACATTAGATTGAGATGTGTAGACTTGAATTGAACCAGCCCATATATCTGTTGAACCTGATGTTATTGTTGCTCTATATTCTCCTGCTACAGAAGAACTTGCTATTGATGCAGTAAATTGTAGTAGGTTCTCATAATCATTAAAAGAATATCCATTTATTGAGGATGAAGTCTTAACTAATGTGAACATATTTTCTAAATTAAGAAGTAAAGCTGCTCCTGAAGGGAATTCTTCTGTTCTTAAGGTGAAAACATTACTGCCTGTGGTGTAATAAGCTAGCATTTATCTATGATTTATCTGTTAATATAATAACAACAAAAACTGAAAATGTTTTGTGCATGAAAAAAGGTAACCATTTCTGATTACCTCTTTAAGTTCTTTATGATTAAAGGTTAGAAGCTATTAAGCTACTGAACCATAAACAATTGTTGGTGCTGAAATACTCGCAAACGCACTACCTGTAGTAGAACCAGAGATAAATGATGCTGGTAATTGTTCAATTCCAGTCATTGAAATTGAATAACCATATAGGTCACCCAATCCTCCGCCTGTTTGAATAGTACCCGCAGTCAAATCTGCTCCTTGTGTTTCACCTACTAATAATGCATCTCCGTTATTCGTCCAAACAATAATCTGAGGTCTTCCATAAGCCATTAACTTTAACTGTGTTGTCATCTCATTAGTTAACTTCTTTAAGTTCAATACCACTTCTTGTGAAAAGAATGTAGTACCATTATCTCTAGATGAGTTTACAGTTTCAGTATATGCTGATGTTCCTTTTAATTCATAAAAATACGCTGTTGTTGCTGCTGGTAGGGCAGTTACCTGTCCACTTGCGTTCTTTGTAAAAGATGATGTAGTGTAGTTGATGAAGTAAACTCCTTTCAAACCACCGATACTCTCTTTACAAACTTCGTTTCTTCCAGCTGATAAATTACAAGGCATCTATATTAAATTTATTTGTTTGTTTATATAACTTATTAAAGAGTGAGGATTACTCCCCACTCTAAAGATTTTTTATTAGTAAGCTCCGTAGTAAACGATGTCTTGTCCGATACCGAATTGAGTACCAGCAGTGTATCTCATAATTACTCTGTAATTTTGAGAACCATCCAAGTCAGCCATGTCTAATACTTTAACTTCATTATGGTCAGATAATAAACCTGTACCGAAGAATAAGTTAGATTTTTGTGCTGCTACGATTTTGTTGTCAGATAAACCAGGACAAAGAACGATTTCAATACCGTTGAAGTTGAATGGTTTCTCACCAACGTTCATTGTATTGTTCCATCCGTTTGCTCCTACTGCTCCACCTGCTAATGCTTGTTGATAAGCCTTACCTACGTTAGTTGAAACGTAAAGTAAAACATCTTCCTTACCATATACTGCTGTAGGGATAGAGTTAACTACTGAATCTAATTTAGATAATACGTTAGCTGAAGTTACTGAACCAGAAATCGCACCTGTGTGTGATGTTGGTGAAGAAGCTCCTGCTGCGATTACTGAAGTAGAAGAAGATAACGCTACTGATGCAGAGAATGCTGCTTGGAAACCACCGAATTGTCCGTTAGTTGCCGCAACACCTTGCCAAATAGAAGTTTCAGTTGATTGTGCTACGAATCCACCAACGTACGAAATTAAATAATCGTTGAAGTTAGCAGGGATTGTATCAAATGCTGAATACCCTAATTGTAATGCTTCCCAAGAATCTACGAACTCTTGCTTACATAAGCTCAAGTTAACTTGCAATTCTTTTGGTTCTAAAATTCTTTCAGTTAATGCTACTGAACCTGTTGTAGTGAAATCACAAGTTGCGTTAGAAACGATGTCTGCTAACTGAACTTTTTGGATTACACTCTTAAACTTTACATTCGGCATAATGGTAACATATCTGTTATCCAAAGTTTTTGCAGAAAGTAAAGCCGCGCTGATATACTTACCAGCGAACTCACCAGCATAAGTTGTAGTTATTGCTGGTTGCCCTGTTGTGAAATTTTGTTGTTTTCTCATTTTTAAATGATTTTATTTTTTTTAGTTGTATAATTTAGATAAGAACGAACCTTGTAAGTTCACTTCCTTATTTTTATTTTTTGGTTTTGCGATAGAGAACTTTTGCTCTTCAATTGGAGCTCCGTCTAATTTAGGAGTTTTGTCTTCTTCCATTACTTCTTCTGTTTCGGCAACTTCTTCAATTGCTTCCATCTTAGCGATTCTCTTTTCCATTTCTTCAATTCTGTAAGCCATATCTTCATACATCTTCTTCATATCAAATGGAGAACCTTCCTCACCAGCTAATGGTTCAGCTTCTTCTTCAATGCCATCACCTGAAGGTAATTCCTCAGCTAATTCTTTTACTTTGTTAGCTTCAGGCTCCATAGTTGCAGAAGGGATAGGTTTAACCGGCTCCATTTCCATTTCTATGTTTTCTCTTTCTGTGATAACACCATCTTTAGTGATAACTTTGAAAGGAACTTCGTTACCTTCTGTATCTTTTAATACTAAATCATGTGTACCATCTGGTGCAGGAGCTTTACTTCCATCTTCAGATATTACTTCTACTGCTTCACCCACATCAAATGTAGGAGATTCAACGATAGTTCCATCAGCCAATCTTGCGTATGTCATCTCTACTTCTTCCTTTTTAGTTAAGGAAAGCATTGATACTATACGGTCTAATACTTGTTTTGAGTTCATAATAGTTTATTTTTTCTATTGTTTAATTATAATAACAAATTTTTTTATATTTGTATCAGTTTTTTTTAATTTGTGAATGATGCAGAGTATAAATTGTATAAATTACTTATTTCTGTACTCTCCAATACTCTTTTATAAAATTGAACTGCACCTATACTGCCTGATAATGGTTGTATAGGATTTTCTATAGGGTTATCATTAGTTCTAGCGCCTATAAATGTATTTTCAGTATTATCTAAGTTAGTTATAGAACCTGCTCCTGTAGAATCTCTTACGATTAAAGGAACTGAACCCGATATACCATTTATGTATAAATTGATTCCATCAGCTAACGCACTTCCATCATAAGTTGCAGTTAATCCGTACCATTGATTTGCGTTTAACGAACCTGAGGTTTGTTTTATCAATCTCCCAGCTCCATCTTGAAATAAATCTAATCCAAAACATCCACTATCACCAGATGGTGGACCTATTTGAGTGAATCCCATAGCATATCCTGTGAATGAGTCTGGGAAACTTTGTTTAGAAAATACTTGAGATACCGTATTGATGTTACGGCTTCTAACCATAGCAAAAATACTAAATGGCCCACTACCAACATTAAATACAGATTGATTTGAATTAACAGCGTAACCTAATTCAGAATTTAATTGTATTGCATTATTAGAGTAAGTGAATGAACCTGATAAAGTAAAATTATTACCCCTTCCGCTTATATCGGTCCACAATGTACCAGTGCCTGGATAAGATGATGCAGTAGCTGGATTTAATTCCAATTCTAATACACCTAAATTTGGATTACCAAAAACTATTTCACTGCCTCTATATATTGATGCTATGTTACCAGTTCCAATGGTTAAGTCTGATATTAGTGTATTTCCTAAATAAATTGCCATATTATGCGAATGTAAGGTTTGATGATGATAGGAATGTATGTGATTTATAATCTATTGCACCTGATGTATATGTTGTTTCAATACCACCTGTAATAGTAAACGAACCAGTATTGATATATGCAATTACTATAATACCACTACCTCCTGCTCCACTTGCTCCGTTGTTAGTTCCATCTATATTTCTGAATGAACCTCCACCACCACCTCCGGTGTTTGCTCCACCTGCAGTGCAGTTTGTATTATTTGTTGGTCCACCTCCGTTACCACCACCACCTGGTCCACCTAATCCTGCAGCTGTTGCTTGAGCGTATGTTCCAGCTCCACCGCCACCACCGTAGAATACAGATGAACCTGCTCTTATTGTAAATGCAGACCCACTTCCTCCAGCTCCACCTCTACCATTTGGATATGAACCATTTGGTGCAAAGCCTGCTTGGCCTTTACCACCACCACCGCCACCACATGCAGTTCCACTTGCTCCTCCACCACCATTGTTTCCTTGTAGTGAACTGATAGTTAAACCATTTGTAGTATTGTTATCGGATTGACCTCCACCTGAACCTCCGTTATTTCTAGCTGCATTAAATGCTTGGTCGTATCCAACTCCTCCTCCACCTCCACTAGCAGAAACAATAACACCACTTCCTGTGAATGATGAATCCTGACCTTTTCTACCTGCAGGAGCTGCTGAATTGTTAGAACCTGTTCCGGCTGCACCAGTACCTACGTTTACAGCGTAAGTACCAGGTGTTAAAGATAATGATGATGAATAAACAACACCACCTGCTCCTCCGCCTCCACCTGTTCCACATCCTCCACTACCTCCACCTGCAACAACTAATGCCATTACGCTAATCGGGCCTGATGATACGGCAGTTGCTTGTTGTCTAAAACTAAATGGTGTAAAAATCATTATATTAAATTTTTAACGTTAGCCAAATACAATGCTGTTGTATCAAATGAAATAAGTGTTATCACATCTATACCTGTTGTTGAAGTAGGTGTATATGCGCTTCCGCTTATTTGTTTAACTGATGATGGGAATGTTACCGTTCCACTACCAGTCGTATTCAATCTTATATTCACTGTCTGACCAGGTCTTATATTTGTTGGGTTTATGTTTGTCGCTACTCCACCTACTAATTGTAATGTGAAGAAGTTTCCTAATGAAAGGTCTAATGATGCAGTATTAGAAGATATACTCAATGCTATAACATCACCTAATACTGAACCGCTTATAGTTTGTCCAGCTTTAAACACATTACTTCCTGTAGTAGCAAACGATGAAGTTTGTGCAGTTGTTACATAAGGTTCTGAACCTTCAATAAGGTATAATGTATTTGGATTAGGAGTGATAACATTAAATGATGCACTTCCAATGTTTACTATATTTCTAATTGCATTTGATGCAGTATAGAAAGAACCTAAGTTGCCAACTAAACTACCACTTAAACTACCACTTCTTATTGTTGGTAATGAACCTGTTATTGATACTCCCCTAGATGAACTAATAGATGCAATATCTGTGTTGTTTTCCACAAATAAACTACCGCTACCAATTCCTCCATCTGTTCCACTAACGATAAGGTCTTTAATGATTGCAGTACCATTGATTCTTAAAGCAGAAGATGTGATTGGTAAGTTACTATAGAATGAACCACTACCTTGCGGTGTAGTTA